CCAGGCTGGACGCTGCGGCCCTGAGAAAGGCCCTGCCGGAGGTGGCGGCCTGCTTCACCCGCACCAGCACCGCCCGCCGCTTCTGCGTGGCATAGAGGGGGCGTTTGCTCCCAGTTGGAAATTTTGCAAAAGGGGGGTTGACTTGTTGCCCGTAACACGCTATAATGTTGCCCGTAACAAGGAGGTGATGGGTTGCCACCCGAAAGCCGGGCCGAGTATTTCAAAGATCGTCGGGCTAAATTCAAGTCTTTTACTGTGGAAGTCGAACGCGAAAAAATGGAGGCGTTCGAGCGGAAGTTACAAGAAAGACAGGAATCCAAAAAGGAATGGCTCGACAAAAAGATTGATGAAGAACTCGGCCAATAAAAATCCCCCGCGCTGCTCTAGTTTGGCGACCGGACAGCACGGAGGATGCACACCAAACACCCAGGGGCTTTTCTACCCTCTGGAGGCTGGCTAAATCTATTATAGCTGTCCTCCGGGTGAAAATCAAGGAGGAAACAGCATGAGAACCACAGCAACCATATACACCCGGCGCTTTCCGGTCACAATCCGGGACGGGCGCACCGGAGCCGAAATGCAGGACTATATCACCCTAGACAAGGCCCAGCTCCAGGCGGCCCAGCTTGTGGGTATGAGCTCTAAGGAGCTGATCTACAGCATCTACAACCGCCGCGGGTTCCGGGTGCTGGACATCGGCAAGGCCGAGAAGGGGCGGATTGAAGTGGAGCTTTCCGGGGGAGGTGTGGGCCATAATGGAACGTGAATACTGCGCGGCGTGGCCGCAGGAACTCAAAGAGGCGGAGCAGCGGCGCTACCGGGCCGTCTGCCGTGTGAAGATGCTGGAGGCACAGCTTGACCGCATCGGCCCCGAGGAGTTCGACCAGCTCATGGAGCAGATCGAGGCGGCACAGGCGGAGGTCTACGAGGCCGGGGGCGATGTGCTGCGGTTGAAATGGAAATTCTATAGCTAAAAAGGCCCCTTGCATCAACGCCGACCAAAGCCAGATGCAAGAGGCCCACACACAGGCCCAGGGGGCCCGGTATCTATAGTGTACCACGGCCCCCTCCAGATTTCAAGATGGAGGAGATACCAATGGAGACAATACACTGTAGGAGTACAATACATATTGGACAGATGAATAAAAAAGGATGAAGGATAAGGCCTCATCAGTTAAAGTTGGAGTTGCAGACAACAACTTGACGAGAGGGGGCCATATCCTTCATGAGCAAGAGTATAACACAAGACATGGCATATCGTCTATCCCTGATGAAGTACGCGGAGAAATACGGCGTGAGCCGTGCAAGCCGGAAGTATAACAAGAGCCGGTCGTACATCTACTTTTGGAAGAAACGCTGGGACGGGACACCGGAGTCATTAGCCTGCCAGTCCCGGCGGCCCCACAGCCATCCAAACCAGCACACGGAAGCGGAGCTGAAGCTGATCCGGGACATGCGCCGCAGGAACCCCCACCTCGGCATGGTGGAACTGTGGCACCGCCTGCGGCAGAGGGGCTACACCCGCCGCCCGGAAAGCCTGTTCCGTGTGATGAGGAAGCTGGGGCTGTTCCCACAGGCGAAAAAGAGACCCACCTACAAACCAAAGCCTTACCAGCAGATGACCTATCCCGGCCAGCGCATCCAGGTGGATGTGAAGGTGGTCCCCAGACGCTGTATCACAGACCCGGAACTGCGCCTGTACCAATATACTGCCATTGACGAGTTTACCCGCCTGCGCTTCCTAGCGGCCTACCCGGAACAGTCCACCTGTTCCTCCGCCGATTTCCTGAAAAAGTTGTTCAAGTGGTACTCCCGCCGAGGTATCCGCGTGGAATGTGTCCAGACTGACAATGGATTTGAGTTCACCAACCGCTTCTCCAACAGCAAGAGGGATCTGACGACCTTGTTTGAGTCCGCAGCCGCCCAGCTGGGGATCCGCCACAAGCTCATCCGTCCCTACACGCCTCGCCACAACGGCAAGGTGGAGCGCAGCCACAGGGAGGACCAGAAGCGCTTTTACTCCTGTCACAGATTTTTCTCCCTCGATGACTTCGCCAAGCAGCTCGCTGTCCATAACCGCCGCTCTAACGACTTCCCTATGAGACCGCTTGGCTGGCTTTCTCCTTGCGAATTCGCCGTCCAATTTGTTTGACAAACCTACAGAGGAGATACCAATGGAGACAATACACACCGGGGCGGCCCACAATGTCAAAGTGTTCTATGGTTACCCCGGAAAGAGTTTCTTTAGCTATAACTTTGAGACGAAAGAGTATGCGATCTATATATCTGAGGAGGTGGCAAAGCCAGAGACGATTATAAAGCGCGCCCTGGAGGACATCGAGCGCCGCGAGGGGCTGGTGAGAGCATGATTACATTTCCTGTTGCGGTGGAGACTTTTATCGCCGACCAAGAGAAAAGAGTGGGCCGCAAGTTCGATGATTTTCAACGGGAATTACTGGGCGAATATGTTGAGCTTTTCAATCTGGAATTTGACGTGGGTATGAAGGGCGAGGAACCAAGCAACGTGCTAAAAGATACCGCCGAGTTCTACGCCCGAAAAGGCAAGCTGGAAGAGTTGGAAAAGCCTGTACTTAAACACTTCTATGCGTGTGTGCAGTATTGGTGCCGCGAGGCATGGAAGCAAGGGGCCGCAAAAGCGGAAAGAAATGGGGTGAGAGCATGAACCGCCCTTTGGATAAGGAGCAGGTCAAGGGCCTGTTTGAGCAGGAGGCCGTACTGATGGGGACGGAAAACTGCGTACCAGATTTCCGGGCCGCGGCGCTGTTTGGTGGGGATGCCGTAGAGCATGCCCGAAAGATGAACACCAGTAGACCCGGATTTTTCTTCAATGGGTACGGTGTTGGAGACTACACGATGGACGCCCTTACCCTGCGAGGCTTCCAAGCCGCCGCCAGTTTCTACAATGTTCAACTGCTAAGAAAGGAAATGCCGGCATTAGATGGGGGATAATCTGGCCTATGAGATCAAACACCTATTGCCTGCGGTGGCTGTTTTTTCGGCGTATGGTCTTCCCCCGAATCGGAGCGGCTTTGTTCAATGCCCTTTCCACCAGGGAGATCGGCACGCCAGCCTGAAGGTCTATTCCGGGAATAAGGCTGGTTGGCACTGCTTTGGATGCGGTGCCGGGGGCAGCGTTATTGATTTTGCAATGCGTTACTTCGGCATAAGTTTTAGAGAAGCGTGTCTTCGGCTGAACGAGGACTTCCATCTCGGGCTCTCTGATAATAAGCCGAGCCGGGCGGAGATTTCTGCCCGGCTCCAGGCAAGAGAGAAGGAAGATGCAAAAAAGGAGGCGGACTCGGCTGCGTACTACCAGGTAGTAGAGGAGCACCGCCGTCTGCTGGCATTAAAGAAGGCACTGGCCCCCAATCGGGACGCTGCTGACTACATTCATCCGCTCTATGCAGAGGCGGTGAAACGGCTTCCGTATCTGGAATGGTGGCTGGAAGAAAACATTGAAATGGGAAGGTAAAACAAATGGGAGACTGGACTTACGAAGCTAAAGATTTTTTGACGCCAGCTCCTTACGAGGCACTGTATCAATTCCATGGCCAGCCGTTCGTCCACGAGACAAAGCTGCAGGAATTGTCTGTGTACGCGGCCAATCAGGGGTTCCGCGGGTTCAAGTCAATGTATAAGAAGTACATCGAGAGCTTAAAAGCCCAGGCGGGGACGGTATACGTGGATAATGTCACGAACTTTACCGGGCAGCCCCTGGAGCTTAACGCGGGAGACTGGGACGCCACTGACCTGGGCGTATACCGCCGCAATGGGTTTGCGGACGAGCTGGCATGTCCCCACCCTATCATGCCGGTGGAGCGCCTGATTAACATTGACACCGGCGAAGAAAAGCTGAAGCTGGCCTTTCGGAAGGGGACGATGTGGCGCAGGCTTATCATCAGCAAGACGATACTGGCCAACGCCAACAAGGTCACAGAGCTGGCTGGTAGCGGGATTGCGGTTACCAGCCAAAGCGCCCGGGCGTTTGTCCAGTACATATCGGACTTGGAAAATCTGAACTACGACACCATACCGGAGCGCAAGTGCATCGGCCGGCTGGGCTATATCCAGGACGAAGGCTTCTCCCCCTTTGTAGACGGGCTGATCTTTGATGGCGACGCCAACTTTAAGGCACTGTTTTCCACCGTGAGGCCGCACGGAGAGGAGCAAAAGTGGGTTGATGTGGCGCGGGAGGTGCGCGGCATGTCTACCACCGCCAGAATCATTCTGGCAGCATCCTTCGCGTCGGTTCTGCTGGAGCCGCTTAACTGCCTCCCGTTTTTCGTTCATCTGTGGGGCGTGGATTCTGGCACCGGCAAGACAGTGGCCCTCATGGTGGCCGCCAGCGTATGGGGAGACCCGGCGGTGGGCAACTACGTCAAGACCTTCGACGGCACAGTGGTGGGGCTGGAGAAG